GTACTTGGCATCCTTGCCAAGGCTCTTATTCTCAAGAGCCTGCATTTCAACAACATAATCCATATGTCCCTCCTTTAGGTTGCTAGCATCATTGCTAAGAATTACTATAGCAAGAGTGGTACCACCACTCGCTTATTACAAACTTAGGGGGCTAGAAGATATATAGTATATATAAAACCTATATATAATTTCAAATTGATTCACACTCTAAGAGTCCTATAGTTATATATATAGATGTATTTGGCGCCCCTCTTATAGGAGACGTTTAAATTTAAATGTCCCCTTAAAGTTATAAATATGAGGATATAGAAAGATGAGTAGTAAAAAAGACTTATTAAAACTTCTTGAAGAAAAGAAGAAACGTGAAAGCCTCATAGAATATGAAAAAGATTTTTCAAAGTTTGCTAATGATAATCTAAAGATCATTACTAAAGATGCTAAGAAGGGGTTCGTTAATTTTGATTTCAACGACTGTCAAAAATTAATAACAGAAATTTTAGATGAACAGTTGAAAGAAACTGGTAAGGTTAGAGCTATTATATTAAAAGCTCGACAACAAGGTATTAGTACATACTGCGCAGGAAGAGTATTCTGGAAAACATATTTTACTCCACATGCTCGTTCAGTTGTTATGGCTCATGACAGTGCAACATCAGATGCACTTTTTAATATGAGTAGAAACCTTATTAGAAATATGGAAAAGATTTATAAACCAAAAGAATTAAAATCGAATGCTAAAGAGATTGTTATATCATCTCCACATTTTAAAAAAGATGAGGTTGGTGAAAAACCCGTAGCATCATACAGATTATATACAGCAGGTTCTCCTGAAGCTGGTAGAGGTACAACCCCAACGATTGCACATTTATCTGAGGTTGCATTCTGGCAGCATGATGAAAAGATATTAGCTGGTTTGTTCCAGGGTATATCTGAAGCTGAGGGTACTGAAGTTATACTTGAGTCAACAGCTAACGGTGCAACAGGAGAATTTTATAGATTATGGAGAGGAGCCTTAGAAGGTGAAAATGAATATACTCCAATATTTTTACCTTGGTTTGTTACAAAAGAATATTACAGGGATCCTCCAGAAACATTCGAACGTTCCTCAGAGGAGGAGCTACTGGTAGAGCAATACGATCTAAATGACGGCCAACTCTACTGGCGTCGGTTGAAGATAGCTGAAGGTGGGGAACTTAAGTTCCGCCAGGAATACCCAGCAACTCCCGATGAAGCTTTTATTACGGCTGGCTCTTCAGTATTTGCATTGGACAAGTTAAATGAACTTGTACCTTCGGCGCCTGAAAAAAGAATGCGCTTTGACTTTAATGCAAATATGTGGGAAGATTCCAACGAAGGTAATTTCTATATATGGGAATATCCAGATTGGGAAAGTAATTATATAGTAGCTGCTGATGTATCCTTAGGGGTAGGTCAAGATTATTCAGCAGCTGTCGTTATGGATACAGATAGGAAAGTAATTGGTTTGTTCAGAGACAACCATTTAGATCCGAGTAAGTTTGGTGATTTATTATTTTATTTAGGGAGATACTATAATAATGCATTGTTGACTGTTGAAAGTAATTCTATGGGGATAGCTACATTATCACGGCTTACTCAAATGAATTATATAAATTTATATAAGCAAACTAAAATCGCTGCTATATCTAAAGAGGAAGGATTAGTACCAGGTTTTAGAACAACACAATCAACAAAGCCTCATATTATAGGTAACCTTAAAAATGCTGTTGAGAATGATGATATATGGATAGGATCTCATATTATTATCCAGGAATTAAAAGATTATATCTCAACAGAATCGGGAAGAACTGAAGCTGCGCCTGGGTGTCATGATGATACTGTTATGGCAATGGCAATTGCTTTAGAAACTCTACGAACACATTATGATAAGTTGACAAGAGATAAAGTCCCGTGGTCTCAGAGAGCTGGTCAGTTTAAACAAGACCAGACTGAGTGGATTTAACAGAATCCCGTTGTCCTCACTGCTCCGGCGGAAGCAGGGGATAAATCCGCCATTTATAGGAGTTAAAATGAATATACAAAAATTAAGGGAAGAATTAAAAGTTGATGAAGGTTGTGTTAATGAAATCTATAAAGACCATCTCGGTTATCTTACTTTTGGGATTGGCCACCTTATCACTGACGCCGATCCTGAGCATGGTTTAGAAGTTGGTACTGAAATTGGAGATGAAAGAGTTAATGATGTTTTTGAACAAGATATAAAAACAGTTATTGCTGATTGTGAAAATGAATATGTATTCTTTAATGATCTTCCTGAAGAGGCTCAACATATAGTTGCAAATATGATGTTTAATATGGGTAAACCTCGAATGCAGAAATTTCTTAAGTTTAAAGTTGCACTTGCAGAACAGAACTGGGAGAAAGCTGCAATAGAAATGGAAGATAGTTTATGGCATAAACAAGTAACTAATCGAGCTAATAGACTTATTGAGAGAATGAAAAATGTCAATTGATTATAGAGGNGAAAAGTTTTCAGGTTANAATAAACCTAAGAAAACTCCAGGACATAAAACAAAATCACACGCAGTGTTAGCCAAAGTTGGTGATGAAGTTAAGTTAGTCAGATTTGGTCAACAAGGTGTGACAGGAGCTGGTAAGAATCCTACAAGTGAAAAAGATAAAGCACGTAAGAGATCTTACTATGCTCGACATAATGCACAAGATTCTAATCCAAGTAAGCTAAGTGCACGTTATTGGAGTCATAAAGTAAAATGGTGAGATGTCTTATATAGTAATCCAAAGACTGGAACAGCGAAGAAAAAAGATTAGACGTGCTGCTATACGTTATCAAAATAGCCAGGCAGNACGTGGGAATTATATACCGTCAATTGAGGAAGCAATCCGTGAGGTTTTGAAGAATCAAAATGACAACAAAGAAACTACAACCTGAATCTAAATATAATGAATATGATGAAGATGGAGATGGAATAGTTTCAGATTCTGAGTTAGCTCACGTAAAAGAAATAAAGGAAACAGAAACTGCTTTGAGAAAACATTTAGCACAATTACGTATGGCAAGATATACATTAATAGGAATGGGTGTTTTTACTGTTGCAATGTTTTTTGTTCCTTTAGAAAGAGTAGAAGCACTATCTGATCTATCTAATTTGTTTTATATTTCAGGTGCAGGTATTGTAGGTGCTTATATGGGATTTAACAAAATTAAAAAATAAGAGGACGATATGATAATGTTTTTTGTTTTTGTTGCCGCAATGGTTGGCGTAAATAATGCAGAATTTATTGATACTGCTAAAAAAGAAATAAAAAGTGGTCATGAATGGGCATATGTTGGGAAGAAAGAACCTGATGGTAAAGTACCAGCATTAACTTTAAAACCAAAAGGTGGTGATGAATATATTCTATTTAAATTAAAAAAAGATTTTTAAATGGAATGTCAAGGCATCTGTACTTTAAATGAAGAAGACTATTGTATAGGATGTGGTAGATCTATTAAAGAAATTATATTAGCAGGGGAAAAATATAAAATGAAAGAAAAATTAATTACAGCTTGGATGGCGTATGCTGAAGGTAATATGAAAAAGCATTTAGCAAATATAGATGTTTATTTAAATCAATCTGTAGGGATTGGTGANCATAGTGATATTTTAGAATCATTAGAACAAGAAGCCGANAAAGCTGCATATTGGAAAGATCAATTAGAAATTATTAAAATGTTATGAGATGCTCTATAAATATAAAAATAATAAATTGCTTGTTGATGGNTCTATAGGAAAAGTTTATAGAGACCAGGCATTATTATTTAANGGTAATAGTTATATNGCTATAAAGTTATTTATTAAAAATACAGATAATNATAAAAGTATAGTTGATAAATTTCAAAACCAATTAACAATGCGTGAGCAGTGTCGATTTGATGCTCAGGCAAAGAATGAACGATTGAACCCAGGAGCGGATCATGAACGAGAGATACATTCAGCAACCAAAGGAAGTGAACGTAAAACCCGTAAAAGAAAATAAAAAGGAAGAAAAAAGAGAACTTCCTAGAGCGGGTAACTATACTGTTGCTGATTTAGAACAATCAAAAAAGATATATTCAAGTACTGGAGGTAAATACTAATGGCATCTCCAGGTTATAAAGAAGTAGTTACTGATGAACAATTAATTAATTTAATTGAAACAGGTGTACATAATTCTTCAGGTGATTGGTTAAATGCAACTGATCTTGCCAGAGAAAGATTAAAAGCTACCTATGAATATGCCGGATTAGCAAATTATCATTTAGCACCACAAGGTGTGAGTACTATTGTTGATACAAGCACAACAGAAGTGATTGAGGCTTATACTGCAGTTATATCTGATTTGTTTTTAGCGAATAATAAGTTAGCTCGTTTTGTTCCGTATGATGAAAGTCCAGGTTCATTTAAAGCAGCAAAAGATGGTTCTGCTTTAGTTAATTACTGTTTATTTAAAAAGAATAGTGGGTGGGAAATTTTACAACAGTGGATTAAATCTTCTTTGTTATGGAAGAATGCTGTTTGTCGTTGGTACTATATAGAAGACATGCAATATGTTTTTGAAGAGTATGAAAAGATTTCTCAATCAGCTTTAGATGAAATGCTAGCTGATGAAAATACAGAGATTGTTGGAAGTTTAGAATTTGAAAATCAATATGCTAATGCAGATCCTTTATCTGGTGCAGATCCTAATATTGATTTAATGTATATTAATGTAAGAATAAAAAAGAAAATTGATAAGTCAAGAGTTAAAATTGAAATAGTTCCACCAGAAAGTTTTCGTATTTCAAGAGAAGCAACTTGTATTACTGATGCTTCTTTTGTTGGTATACAAACTGAAATGACACGT